ATATAAGGCAGCCGGTGGTGGTTATAGAAATGTGAAAGAAACTATTGAAAATACAATATATCAATTAGAAGGATATGCTACAAACCCATGTGGAAAAATTACTGAATTACATTTTAGTTTGCAAGAAAATGAACCTAACATGATGAATGAGGCCGAATATCGTGGAAGAAAAGTTAGTTTGGGTAGACCATTTAGAACACCAGGTGGACCAAAAAAGTTTTCTGTTTATGTTAAAAAACCAAACGGTAATGTTGTAAAAGTAAACTTTGGTCACAAGGGTGAAGGTGGTAAGAAAACTATGCGTATTAAAAAAAGTAATGCAGCTCGTAGAAAATCATTTCGTGCCCGTCATAATTGTCAATCACCAGGACCCAGACACAAGGCAAGATATTGGTCATGCCGTTTTGGATGGCCTTCAAGTGGCAAAGGCGCAATAGATAAAACATAAGTAATAATATGAATTATCAAATATTTGAAAAAAGTTTAAAAGATAATATGGGTTTGCCTAACAACAAACCCATTGATAAAATTGTAGATGCTGTTGCAAATGCATATGAGTTGTCATGTGTAAACCATTGTTCAACAACATTTCAATCAAAATTATTAAGTGGTGATAAAAATACATTGAAAAAATGTATTGAAAGTGCTCTAAAAAATTCAAGCAAATTCACAAAACCATCTTCGGTTGGTTGGCAAACTATGGCAAACGGTTTTGTTTATTATTGGAAATCAGCAAGATTCACACCAATTCCTCCAATGCCACCATGCACCACACCAAACCCGTCATCAGCAAATCCTGGTGCAAATGTAATGTTTCCCGGTTCACCAACTCGTTTAAAAAAAGGTTTAGAATTTGCATGGACTAGAACCGTATTCAAAGATTTTGTAGATTATTTATACGATGCATTACTAGAATTTCATTTAACTATAACTGGAAATTACAATGGTATCGCTCCAACACCACTAGGTCCTGCTCCACTCGTTGTTCCTTGGTTTTCTATAATAGGTGGATCCAGAAGACGATCATTAACAAATAATTCCAATAGTTTATTGAAACCTGTACCACAAGGTAGAGGAACATATATTAGGGCAGTGCAATTGTGGGAAAGAAAAGCTAGAAGAATACCTGACCATGAAGAAAATGCAGGTATACTTTCTCCAGAATATATCAGAATTTTATATTCAAACAGAGGCGATGGATCTTCCGTTTCAACACCAGAAGTAGAAATTAATTTGATTAAAAAGAATTTGAATGGAATTATTATTCATAATCATCCTTGGGATGATGTAAAAGAATATGGTTCCGTTTACAGAGGATCGTTTTCTGCTGCAGATATAATAAATGCAATAGATAGAAATGTTGCGGAAACACGTGTGGTAAATATTGCATATACATTTGTCTTACAAAGACCCGTTGGTGGTTGGTCTTCTTTTAGAGGCGGTATTACATCAAAACGAAAACCAGATGGGACTTTTAATTCAGAAGATACTGGCATATTTAAAGATTTTGAAAATAATTTAAGAAATGAATTTCAAGAATATACTTATTCAAATTTTGAAAATAAATATGAGTTAAGATTTTTTGCATTAAAACGACTATTATCACCACAGGAAAAACAAGATATATTTGAAGAATGTTTGCACAATACAAACATTTTTCTTGCAAACAAATATGGTTGGAAGTATGAGAGAATACCGGTTGGTCAATTAAAAAATAGAGGGGAAATAAATCAACTAGAGGGATATTATGGTCCATAATATCTATCAAATAGAAAATAAAACTGAAAGAATAACTCAAGAGTTAAACCCACAAGTTAATCAAAGTCTGTATGACGGTAATGATGATATAAAAATATCTCCAGTTGGTGGATATGGTAGAGGTATTCAAATAATAAACGATTTTGAAGTTAAACAAAGATTTAAACCAAAAGAAAGAGCTTTGTATACTAATTTGAGAGTATCTTGGAAATTAGAAAAAGGCGGTGATGAAAAGAGCACAACGGGTTTGACAGAAAAAGAAGCTAGAATATATTTGGGATTAGACGATAGAATATCAACACACAATCACCCACAACAAAATAATGCTGATGGTGGTTCTTTTTCTCCCGATGATATAACTAGTTTCATAATACAAGGTGATTTAGAGTTAAGAGTTGTTGATTATGCGTATGTATATGTGATGCAAAGACCAGTAATAGGCTGGGATCTTTGGAAAAATGAATATCCTGAAACTATGGAGTATAAATTAGTTAATGGTGTTGCCGATTTTACAGGTAATCCATTATACCAATTTTTTGATCAGGCATTTATTTCAAATAGAAATAAACTTAAATTTGCTGCTGAAAAAGGAATTGGTAAGAATGACCCTAGATCTTGGTTTGAAGATTCATTGCATATTGCAAATGTTTTAGTTTCACAAAAATATAGATTACCATATGCGAGGTATTTTGATAACAGATAATGTAATAATAGATTGATTCAAAATGGAAAAAAAAATATACACAGATGATTCGTATTTATATGACAAATCTAAAAAATTAGTTTCAGATGAAGTTATCAATGAAACATATGTGAATGATCAGACAAACATAAATGAAAAACGTTTACTTGAAGAAGCTATAAAAATATCTCCAGTTGGTGGCTTTGGATCTAAAATTCCTATAATTAAAAAATTTGAAAAAATTTATAGAAAAAAAGAGATAGAATATGGTCTTTATACAAACAAATTGGGACAATACAAAAGAATAGTGCCTGGCGATAACGAACAAGTGCGTATTACGGGATCAGATTATCAATATTACAAAAGTCTTACAGATAGAATATCGTGTCATAATCATCCACCAAATTATGAGGATGAGACAAATTTTACAGGACGTCAAACTGAAGTTTACGGATCATTTTCATTTCCAGATATTTTAAGTATGATACAGGATACAGAAGTGGAATCAAGAGTTGTAGATTCTAAATACACATACGTTATACAAGAACCAAAAATTGGATGGAGTAATTGGTTAGTTGAAAATCCAAATTACGAATCTGAGATGTCAAAAGAACGTGAAAAAATAAGAGAAGAATTATATGCTAAATTTGAAAGTATATTTGAAACACTTAACACCAATGATGACGAGTATACGATTAACGATTGGATTCATGGTGAAGTTACTCACGGAACAATGTTAGAATTATCAAAAAAATTTAAAATACCATACGCAAGGTATAATTGGAGTGGTTTCACGATATACAGAGAAGATAAATAAAAAATAAATTAAATTTATATTTATGAGTATGAATAAATGCACAGAAAATATAGTAAGAGAAATTATACACGAATACTTAAAATCTGTAATCATTGAAGGTAAAAAGCCGAGTGGTGGTTTAACCGGATGGTTTAGAGAAAAATGGGTGGATATTTCTCGTAAGAAGAAAAGTGGTGGACATCCACGATGTGGCGCTTCTGCTGGTAGTAAGGCAAGAAAGGGTGGAAAGAGGGCATACCCAAAATGTGTTCCGGCATCAAAAGCCGCTTCAATGTCATCAAAACAAAAGCGTAGTGCCGTAACACGAAAAAGAAAACATGGTGCAACTCGCCGTGGTAAAGCAAAAATGGTTTCAACATTTACAAAAGGTTAATTATGAATTATGATTTGAAAGAGAGAGTGCACTATTACATAAAAATGTTTGCACTTGCTTTGTTTTCTGTTTTATTCCTATATGTTCTATATGACAATGATCGTTCAAAAGAACAAATCCGTAAATCTACTAAAAAATCCGATAGTCTTGAGGCATTGATAGAAAAATACCAATACGATTATATTGAACTTAAAAAGAAGGCAGATAGACAGGATTCAATTCTTAATATAAAGAAAGATAATTTAGCAGAAGTAAAATCATCTTTCAATCGAAGAAAAAAATCACCACCAAAAACACCAAATGATGCATATAATTTTGTTAATAAATTTTTAGGTGAATGATATGAAATATGTTTTTATGTTATTGTTTTCATCTATTTCTATATTTGCATCCGAGAAAGATGCGGTATATTGCTTTAATAAAGAACAAATAACAAAATTGGCAACCAAAATCCAAACATTACGTGATTCAAACGATTATCTTGTTTCGGTTGTAAATGCTCAAGATACAGTCATAGACTTATATCAATCTCGAACAGAAACATTTTTGAAACAATTGAACAATCGTGATCAAGTTATTGATGCTTGTAAAAAAAGAAGTGCTGAACTTGAAAAAATAAATGAAGAATTACAACCTCGTTGGTATGATAATAAATTCCTTTGGTTTTTTAGCGGCGTTGGGACTGTTCTTGGAATAATGTTTGCGGTGCAATGAGTAAGAACCTAAAAGATATTATCAAGGAGGAATTTGCTAAATGTGCGGCAAATCCTGTATACTTTATGAAAAGGTATGCAAAGATTCAACATCCAACCCGTGGCAAAATACTTTTTGAATTATACCCATTTCAGGAAGATGTTCTCAAAGAATTTAATAATAACCGATGGAACATTGTCCTCAAATCTCGTCAGTTGGGAATATCCACACTAATTGCAGGTTATTCACTTTGGTTGATGTTATTCAATCAAGATAAAAACATTCTTGTTATTGCTACTAAACAAGAAACTGCTAAAAATTTGGTAACGAAAGTTCGTGTTATGTATGACAATATGCCGAGTTGGTTGAAAACCGGTGTTCAAGAAGATAACAAACTTTCACTTCGATTTAAAAATGGTTCACAAATAAAAGCCGTTTCCGCTGCGGCTGACTCTGCCCGTTCTGAAGCACTTTCACTTCTTATCATAGACGAGGCCGCCTTTATTGATGATATAGATAAGATATGGGCATCTGCACAACAAACACTTGCTACTGGTGGAACTGCTATCATTAACTCTACACCAAATGGTGTTGGTAACTTTTACCATAAACAATGGGTAAAGGCGATAACAAAAGAAAGTGCATTTAATCCAGTAGAATTATTATGGCAAGTTCATCCAGACCGTGACCAAAAATGGCGTGATGAACAAGACATACTATTGGGTCCAGATATGGCAAAACAAGAATGTGACGGAAACTTTCTTGCATCTGGCCGTGCCGTAATTGATGGTGAACTTGTCCAATGGTATGAACAAACTTATGTATGTGAACCAAAAGAAAAACGTGGTGCAGAAGATGCGTATTGGATTTGGGATTATCCAGAACCAAATAAAACATACATGGTTATTGCTGACGTTGCTCGTGGTGATGGAAACGATAATTCGGCATTCCATGTGATTGATGTGGAAAACATGGAACAAGTTGCAGAATATAAAGGTAAACTTGATACAAAAACTTATGGTAATATGTTAGTATCAGTTGCAACAGAATATAACGATGCACTACTTGTAGTTGAAAATGCTAACATTGGATGGGCAGTAATTCAACAAATTATTGATAGAGGTTATCCAAATCTTTATTACACATATAAGGAAGATGGTTATACTGATCCTTCTGTTCATATTCCAAGAGGGTATGACTTGAAAGATAAATCACAAATGGTTCCTGGATTTACTACAAGTGCAAAAACAAGACCACTTCTTATTTCAAAGTTGGAAACATATTTCCGTGAAAGGTTGCCAATAATAAAATCTTCAAGATTAACACAAGAACTTTATGTATTTGTTTGGAATGGGGCAAAGGCAGAAGCACAAACAGGATATAACGATGACTTGGTTATGTCATTTTCTATCGGACTTTGGGTTAGAGATACCGCACTAAAACTTCGTCAAGAGGGGTTGATGAAGACTAGAATGAGTTTAGATTATATGGGCAAATCAACAACACCACTCAAACCATCTTATCATTTTGGAGACGATAACAATGGTTGGAGTATGAACGTAAACGGTCAAAATGAAGATTTAACTTGGTTGATAAAATAGAGTTTCCAATTTTTCCTACATATTTATATTAAGTTTATATTACAGAACACAGGTGACAAATGGCTCAAAGTAAATCATTATTCGATAGACTAAAAACTCTTTTCTCCACAAATGTTGTTGTTAGAAATGTTGGTGGCAAAAAATTAAAAGTAGTTGATACCGCTCGATATCAAGGTGATGGAAACCCACATACATCAAAAGTTATTGATAGATATGGTAGATTGCATGGAACAAAGGGAACTCCAATATCCGTATACAATCAATACAATTCATTTTCAGCAACAAAAATAGACCTTTATACTGATTATGAGGCAATGGACACCGATGCCATAATATCATCTGCACTTGACATATATGCAGACGAAAGCACCCTTAAAAATAATCAAGGTGATGTATTAACTATTAAAACTGATAATGATAATATCCGTAAAATATTAAAAAATCTTTTTTATGATGTTTTAAACATAGAATACAATCTTTGGCCTTGGATTCGTAATCTATGTAAATATGGTGATTTTTATTTGTATATGGATGTTAAAGAAAAGTTAGGCGTTACCAATGTTGTTCCGTTTTCACCATATGAAATGCAAAGAGAAGAAGGAACTGATCCAGAACATATCTACATGACAAAATTTATTTATGAAGGTCCACTTGGTAAAGGTGAGTTTCAAAATTATGAAATTGCACATTTCCGTTTACTTGGTGATACTAACTTTTTACCATACGGCAAATCGATGTTAGAAGGTGCTCGTAAACTATACAAACAATTGATATTGATGGAAGATGCGATGTTGATACATCGTATTATGAGAGTCC